ATTCAATTTTTGAAATCTTTGCTTGGCTTTACCCTCTCTTGCTCGTCTGAGCTGATCTTGATTAAGGGGTGGAAATCCAGGCCCGGGGTCGAACATTGAATCTGGATAAAGCTGAGATAAAACTAAGTAAGCTGTTTCAGGATCTATCCTCCCCCTTCTGCCAGCAGCTCTATCTAACATCTCCTTAGTAATGCCTGGTGGTAAGTCTCTTTGCGCCATTTTAAAGCCCCAATAGTGTTTTACCGCCGGGACGTTCTTCATCTATCAATCCTTGCGGCCCAGTTAATATTGTACTTCTCCTGCCCTCTGTCTTCTTCTTCTTTTGTGCCAATCTTAATCTGCTCTGCTTATCAGATTCCTTTTTTAAACCCTCTTTTTCTTTTGATGACTTTTCGGCTATATCTGCTTCTACTGCCGCCGCCTCTAAAGCCTGTGTCTGCCTCTCAAGTTCTGCCTCTTGTTGTTTCGCTGCCTTCTCAGCCATAGCCTGTGCCTCCTCCTGCTGTCTAATGGTTATGGCTGTCCCAGCAACTTGTGTAAAAAGAGTAAGTGCAGCTATCGCCTCTCCCATTCAAAACCTCCTAGACCATACCTCACCAGCCTTTGAGTATCCTTGCCTCTTGAGTAATGGGCTGAAATCTTTAGCAACAGTAACATGATGATATATAAGTTGAACACCATCTTCTTTTAGCTTCTCGTCACATTTCTTTAAAAAGCTTATGCCCCGCAGCCCACGCGCTTTTGGAGTTAAATACAGTAAATCCTGTATCGCCTCCTTGATGTTCTTAAAATGCGTACTTTCCTTCAAAAGAAATACTGCATACCCAGCAAGATCATCCCCCTCATTTCTTACAGTGAAAATCCTAAGTGCTCCAGCCTCTTCAAGAGCAAAATACTTCCCATAAGAAGGATCTATCTCTAAATCCTTATACTGGCTAACTTCCATATGATGATCCTTAACTAAAGAAAGGATGTCTTTTATTAATCCAATAGATATTTTCTCCCTATTAAAATAATATCTCATACATCGGAAAAAGGATCATAATCATGAATCAACCCTCCAGGCTTTGATTCACTAAGAGGTGTCCAAGCCCTAGCAGGTTGCTCCACTAAAGAAAACGTAAGAGCTAATGCATCAGCTAAATCAGGACTAAAACCAAGACGAGTCTTTATCTGACTCTTTTCCTCTAGCTGAAACTTACCATTTATAAACGTATAAGTCGGTGCTGTAAGCTCCCTTATTAAGTCAGGCATGTTCGGTAATGCACCACCATTCTTAACCCAATCCGCCATAGAAAACCACATCTCAGCTCTACGATTCCTATATCTACTATCAGTTGCCCTACTTGCAAAGTTCACTGGTATCGGAGACATCCCATTTTGTAACATGGAGTCAACAACCCCTCCACCATATCCCCCAGTATCATCCACAAACTCTAACTCACTACCAAACTCCTTCTTCTGAGTAGCAACCCTGGCCGCAATATCATTCGTTCTCACATTACGCATAATTATCGGCGGAAAAGCAACCTTGCCCTGCCTCGGAAATATAACAGTCCGATCACTACCAAATCGAGCAACATCAACTCCCAACCTCTTCTGAGAAAAAGAATATACATCCTCCCTCAAATGCTTGCCTATTGACTGCCTTACCTCATCTGGACCTAACAACGTGTTTAGCGAACTCTTAGGAAACTTGCCAAACACGTTAACTAATACCCAATCACTCTCCTCACCATACTTATCTATCTGCTCCTGTGCCCACTGCTTACTTACACGCGGAGTCCTGTTAGGATCATTGGGATCACTCGTGATATGCTTCACATACCAAAGATGTCTCTCGCTCGTCGCAGCGCGGTAGAGAGGGCCTTCAAGATGCGTCGGGTTTCCAGCAATGAGTAACTTCGTCTCAACACCCGTTGCAAGACCAGCCTCAGCGGTAGCCCCAACCGCATCCGGGATACCACCCGCTTCATCCATGATGAAAAGAAGGTAGTCTGCATGAAGTCCTGCAAGCGTATCAGCCTGTCTTGTGGCGTCCGCCGTTTTAGGCCACGTCCTGGCCGACATCCACCACGTTTCAGACCTTTTTTTGTTGAAAATCCTCGTTTTCGACCACTCGAATTTTTCACTTATAATCCTTGATTTGTTGCGCCATTTGGCCATCTCTGTCCAAAGGCCATCGTTTAAATTCTCAGAAGTAATACTAGTCGCTGCTATCTTAGTATCCGGCCTGGTAAACAAGAAATTCCAAGCAAGCCAACTAAGTACAGCCGATTTACCTGGACCCTTACTAGCAACTAACGCCAACCGATTATGCTTTGGAAATTCTCCTAAAACTTCAGCTTGCCACTTATCAGGAACTATATCAAAACACTCTTTTACAAAAGCGTTCGGATCAGCCTTCCACTTTGCTATCTGTGCTATCTGCGCCTGGCTCATTAACTGGTATCGGCCCGTTGCCGCCCTTTGCCTTTTGTGCCGCCATTACCCACTCAGTAAAACTATCTCCCACCTCATGCTCCGTTATCTGAGGTTTATCAAGCCCAAGAAGCCTTGCCCTACGCTCCATTATCCTCAAAACCCTATCTATCGCCGATAACTTACCCTTACACGCATCTTCCCATATGCCCAACTGCAAGTTATCCAACCTTTGTAACTCTACATTGCGAGCTTCCTCTACTAAATCCGATTGCTGTGCAGCTAATATATCTAATTCTTGTCGTAAGTACTTACTAATAGTTCCAAGGCCAATCCCAGTCTCTTCATGAATCTTCTGCTGTGAATATCCAGCCTTATGCAACTCAAATACCGTTACACGCTTCTCAGCAGCACCCAACACACTGCCAGTTGCCGACGGTGGCGGTATCATCTTCGGCCTCACCTGGATTCCTTCCATGGAGTTTTCTTCAAATACTCAATATGCCTCTTGCCATACTTGCGCAACTTAACAGAACCCATGTCACCACCAGCCTTAAGCACAAATTGAAAATATTTCTCCTTTGCCTCCTTAGACATCTTAGACTTATTTATAAAATACCCAATTAACTGAAATACCACCGATATGATAGCGTTAACCATCTTGCCCGTCCCCACGCACAAGAACACCCTCATATCCAATTACTGTCAGCCTTCCAAGTTGCCCATCCTCTGAATCATACGTGTATAAACACTCACCAAGACTAACGTCTATCTCATAATGATTACCTACCCTGCTCGGAATACTACAACCACTTGGCTCCGGAGGCGCAAATCTTACAGGCTTCATTAATCTTATCGCCTGTACAGTCTCTGACTTAGCCTGACATACACCTACCCCATTTACTGAAACTACCTCACCATTACAAATTAATTCCGCCCTAAGCGTGTAATCAGGATGCTCAAAATCTAAAAATGCCCAAGAATGCCTGCCATCCTCCTCCTCATAAACATCCACTCGCATTGGACATACCCCACGGTTCTCCAACTGCGGAACAGGAATGTACCTATACTGAAATGTCTTCGCACTCTTCCAAAATATAAAACCACTAGAACCCTTATACTTCTCAACCGTAAACTCCCTGTGACACGTACGAAGAAGTATGAGGTCCATATCCCCACGCGGCGTTAACTCAATTGAATATTCCGATGAATAAGGTACAACCGTTACCCCAAGAAACCAACCGTCGTTAACCCTAATACCTATATCCCTCTTATAAAAGAGATCAGGGTTCAACTGCTGAGGAATACTAGAACAACCCTGCAAAAATAACACACCAATAAATAAACTACTTCTTAAGCGCACCAAGAACCTTGTAAACAGCATAACCAGCAAGATCATCACTACCATCACCCTTTAACCCCTCAGATACCTTGTCATAACCATCTACAGCCTGCATAACCACCGGAAGAAGAGCAGCCGCCTCCGCAAGCGACTTCCCACCCATAAAATGCGCAATTACCGCAGAAACAGCATCAACTACTTCCTTACCCTCTTTAGGTACTTCTATCTCTACCTTAACGCTTTCCATCTCTTACCTCCTGTCTACGCCCATACTCCAAAAGTATAAGCATTGTTTTTGGATTGTTATAAAGATACCTAGAAAGTATCTTAAGCAACTCCCTCATGTCACCTATCTTAATACTCGACTTCTTAGCCTCCCTCTTACATAAATAACTAGCAAGGTCGCCTATCGTCCTCATCACCATCACCCCCATACCTAGGCGATAAATAAAAATCCTTCTTCAACTGCGCTAAATCCCCATCCAACTTGTCTAACCGCCTGTCAATAGATACCAAAGCCTCTAAATAATCACCACTACCCCTCTTATCAATCAATTGCTTGATAATCAAAAATAAAACACCTATGGCAATCCCAGCTATGCCAAAATCACCAAAATGCTCCATGAAAATATTATATCATAATACTTCCATAAGTTACATTCGCGCATTGCGTTATAGGCCCAAAATCAAATGTGACGGGGGAGGGCCGTTATTATTAAACAAGTTCGCGAATCCCCGGGGGTGGGGGTGTTCGGTTGGTATACGTGGCGTGGCGTTATAAACGCGCGCGTGTGCGCGCGTGTGCGCGCTAGTAAGTGCTTGGAATCATTGAGGTCCCCCTAGTACGAGCGCGTTAAGTACTTGATATTGTTCTAGTCCCCCCTCCGTCCCCCCTCCGTCCCCCTAGTCGGGAACTGACAAGTTGTTGATATCATTGGCAAGTCCCTCTAGTCCCCCCTGTCCCCCCTAAATCCTATACTACCCCTGTATACTCCCCATATAGGACCCCCCTGGTCCTATATCTACCATATTCTCTACCCTTTAGAGTATTTAGGGGGGACTAGAGGGACTAGGGGGATTAGTCAATCATAATGCTACGTTACGCGGTCCCCCTAGTTGACCCTAGTCCCCCCTGCAGCGCATCAACTTGGGACAATATGACCCATGAGTTAGTGTAAAATTTTTTGACATGTGTCAATTTGCTAACGTAGCACTATCATTGAGGTTTCTGCAATTCGTCAATTCCTTTGACGCATACAATCAGTATACGCCCTAATAATTTCAAGCACTTAGCTTTGGCACACCGCTTGCAATTTGATTTTTGCAGAACGGCAAAGCAATTAAGCTAGCCGAAACCTGGAGAATACTTATGCCAATGATATTAACGAGTCAGAAGGCTATAGACAACATCCGTGACCTTACGAGTGACCCCATAGTACTCGGAATGCACCTAGACTTAGTTAAGGCCAACATCAGTGCCAGTGACGAGCACTTAGGTCCAAATTGGTGGGAGTTTATCTCGGCCTGCAATAGGCGCTATGAAGCTCTTGGGGGCAGGAATGCCCACTTTATTGGGGCAGTTGCGGGAGCCTTGATTAGCCTTGAACAAGGCTAGTTCAGCTTAGCCCTAGAGACCTCTAGGGCCTAGCTGAGCCAATTTAGGCTCTACAAAACCTGGAGTATAGACATGGTAGATAGGACTAAGGACTTAACGGCTATAGCGCATGACACTGAGATATATTGGGACAAGGACAAGACAGCTAGAGAGAATATAGACAGGGCAATTATAGACTACGACTTGGATGAGGATCAAATCATAGCCCTAGAACTCACTTATATCTATGAGGATTA